TAATTTTTATTAATTATTAGCAGTGAAAAAAAGGTATAAAGAGAAACATAATAATATGACTGACGTAAAATATTTTAATTGAGATATACTATATAAATTATTTGCGATTGCACCATATTTTGCCGCAATAATGTAAGATACGCATATAACAAATGAAATAGTATAATCAATTTTATCTCTCTTGTAAAATTCCTTCAATGCCAGTATGGATATTGGAGGTAACATGGATAATAGTACTGTTCCAACCGCCAATTTAAAATCTGAAATAATATTGAACATTAATAGACCCGGAAGTAATATAAATGTTCCTCCTAGTCCGGTTGAACCGCCTATAAATCCAGCAAAACTTCCAAGAAATATTGTGAGTATAATGTTTAATATCATTTTTGTTTGTCGTATAATATAATTATATAATTAATCATGATTGATTGTTATAAAACAGGTTGATGGCATTTTAATATTATTATCATCGTCGACTCCTCTTTTTTTTTGACGCGATTGTGTCATTTTTTTAGGACCACGAAGTATGTAATCTCCTGTGTTTTTTTCATACTCGATAATATTCCATATATCTTTTAATTCATTCAGTGCTGATGAAAACCATAATTTATTTCTCAAAACCAAAACACAACTAAGCTGGTCTAATTTCCAGTAAATATTTTTAATCCATGTTAAATGTTTATATTTTTCCATATTTTCTTCTTCCCATTCTTGTGTATCTGAAAGAATGAGTGGAGCATATTCATATTTTGGTTGTCCATTTTCGTTCATAAATAACATAATAATTCCTTTGTATTCGGTTAAATTATCATTTTCAAATTCAGTAAAATTGTCATACTCATTAAACCTTGTTTCTAAAAAATCACATTCATTTAAGTTACAAACTTCCATTTGTAATTGCATTTGAACCCAATATTCCATTTTTGGAATACCATTAATTTCACGATTAACTATATTTTTTATTTCTAACATCCTTCCATAACGCAATGATGTTTCACATGTATTGATTCCGTCAGGAGATGCTGCCAAAAAGTGTATTGTTTTATGAGGAATACAACCAAACTCACTTACTTTTGTATTGTAAATACTTTCATATAACATTAATGACAAAGGTTCATATTTTTGCCCCCAGTGCATAGGTGTATCTAAAGATACATGACTACTATATTTTGATAAATTTAGTGGGTTACATTTTTCGAATATAAGTTGATTTTTACTACTTTCACTAATAAATGTTTTCCAAATGTTACTAGCGGTTAGATGTTTATTGCGAAATTCATACCATTCGGTTGTTCTTTGTTCTGGTTGAGGAATATTTTGTAGATATTCTATTTTTTCTTTTATTTTATTCATATTTGGTGTAATTCGAATAAATGTATTTCCACTTGATCTCGGTGGAGAGATACTTATGTAAAATAACGCAATTATCTCTTCTATAATCTCATCGAGATTATCAACATTAGAGAGAATAGAAGTATTAATAAACGTTAATTCCAATAATTCACGTACATCTTTTACTATAATAGAATTAAAATTCGGAAAAATACAATGTTTAATATTCAGAAACATACATTCATGTACGAGTATTGAAATTGTTTCTCGAAAATCAGGTCTTTCAATGATAAAAGACATTTTATATATGATATATGATATAAATATATATATATATTTATATCAATTTAAAAAAAAATCATTCTACAATTTTATTAGATACCTTATTTAGGATAGATACTGGTGATTTTTTTCCTTTTCCAAGTGATTTTAAAGTAGACACTCGTTTTTCTGCTCGTTTTAATGTAAATTTCCGAACTCCTGCGTTAAAATGTAATGTTGGAATTGATAGTATTTTACCAGTGATTTTATCACAATGAACGTCCTTTACGTGTTGTAGTTTTTTTTTATCCAAACTTTCTATTAGATATTTTTTCAAGTCATTTGCTTCAGTAGAGGTTAAAGTATGTGGAGAAATTAATTCATCTACATAATTATTCAATAATTTAATTTTCGCGGTTTTATCCAATTTATTCCAAGATTCATTTTTATTATTAGAAGATTCTTTTTCAAGGAAAGAATTTATATTATCTAATTTTGTAGATTCAATACCATTTTTTCCTTGAAAACTATTTAAAAAAACATGCTTATGTTTAATGTTTAATGCGATTTCTTCAGAAGACATGACTATATATTCTTATATAGTTATATTCTTATATAGTTATAATTTTAACTATAAAGAGACTTTGCCAAAATAAAAGCGATAATAATAAACTAAAAAGAAAAAAATAAAAAATCCAATTGCTATAAAATACGATACAATAACACGATTTTTACTAGATGATTCTATACCGAGTGTTTCTATAAATGGATCAGCTATAGTAAATTCATCTCCACATAATCTATGTTCTAACATAGTTAATAAACAACCATTTGTTACAAAAAAACAAATAAATACAAAAATTAAATTGATGGCTGCAATAGTAACCGAGATTTGCCCTCCGTAAAATAATAATATAAGAATAACAAAAGGCATACTAACATGATATGACCTTATTGTTTGCCCTAGTGTTTTTTTTGATAACCGAGATGTTTCGCATAAATTTTCTAGGAAATCCAGAATTTTAATTTTTTGTTCTCTACTAAGTTTGTATTTATATTGTGATTTGTTTATTTTTATATTTTCTATGCCTTCTTTATATAGATTATCATCATTATATTTTTCCATTATTTAAAATATACTATTTTATTAGATTAAAATTCAAAAAAATAAACTTATAAATAAATATATGTTTAACATAATTAATAAATGGGTTACCCATAAAGAAAGAAAAGTTATTGATTTTTGTATAAGACAATTCAAACTACATGAAACGTCAAATAAAATTATAAATGACCTAGAATTTAATGATGAATTATTTGAAATAAAAAAGGAAAAAAATAGTAAAAAAGCGGAAAAGAAAAGGAAAAACAAACTATCTAAGAATAAAGATAAAACAAGCAATATTTTTGATATTAACCTAGCAGCAAGTGTAACTACAGAAGTTCAGATAAATTGTATTTATAAAAGTTTAAAACAAAATTATATTTTTTATATTTCCATATTATGTGCTATTTATGCTTTTAGCAAATGTAGTCACAATAAAAGTTCTATCATTTTAGGGATATATTCTATGATATTTATAACTTTTTATGGTTATTTTATTCATGTTATATCACATTTTATGAAATTTAGAATGAGTGAAATCTATAGTAATTATGATAATATATTTACTCGTAATAAATATTTTAATTGGTGTGCTTTAAATATGATTGAGTTTGGAGAATTTCATGCAAGAACACATCATGATAGTAATATTAATAAAAGTAAAAAAAATATTATTCTAGAATTCTTTAACAATTTCATAACACAGGGCGCAGCTATTGTAGTAATTAAATTTTTATTAGATTTAATTGATAATCGTGTTATTCTTCTTTGGGCTCTTTTTTATGCGACAGTTCATAATATTAATTATAATATAAAATCACCATTAGAACATCAACAACATCATATCAATGATAATACCAATTTTGGTATCGATATATGGGATATTATTATTGGAACTAAATACGATTGGGGCAATATCGAAACGCATAACCATGCTGCCATTAATATAATTATCATCGCTGCAATTATTTATTATGTATCTAATAAATTAAAATTATAATCATATATTATGTAAATATGAAAGTAATCAATATTACTGGAAAACATAATATTGATAAAATAAGTGAAATTGGGAATGATACATATAAAGCGGTAAGAACTCATATGGTTCATTTAAATGAATCTGATTTAGACCATAATCTACAAGAAGATATGATTAGAGGATTATATTTAAATGTTGATTTTGATGAAATGAAACCAAATACATATTTAAAATCTCTCTTTAAAAGCGAATTGAAGAATAAAATACAAGGATACAAAGGTCAAGATATAAAAAAAGAAATACACAATCAATCTACAATTATTAATTATGAAGATGTTCTAGAAAAATTAGTAGAGAGAAGATTAACTTGTTTCTATTGTAATAAACAAATTGTAATACTTTATGTAAATGTTCGTGACCCATCCCAGTGGACGCTTGACAGAATAAATAATGATTTAAGTCACACAAAAGAAAATACATGTATATCATGCTTGAAATGTAATTTACAACGTAGGTTAATTCATTCCGATAAATTTATTTTTACAAAAAAACTCAGAATTAATAAGATATAATAAGTGAAATGCTATATTCTATACTATATATTAAAGTTCATGGAAGAATTAGTTTGGAGAAAAAAAGGAGAGAAATGCGAACGTTCTTATAGAGAGCCGAAGCTACAATCGAAGCTAGAGCCGAAACTACCACAACCTCCCACTATTGCAAATAATGAAGGATTTCGCAAAGTTAGTAATAAACGCGAAGAAGCGAATGAAAAAATGAATGAACGCTATCTAATCGGGCAATCAAATCAAAATCCATTTATGACTCAAAGTAATTATATAAATGATTTAGAAGTACAAATGAATTTTTTAACTCCTACAAAAGAATATTGATATACTTATTATAGATATAAGAATTTAAATGTATAAATTTATTAGAAAATAATAGAATGTCCCAAATTTATTCATCTCAAAATACATTATTATTAAACAATTTAGTAAATTACTATAAAAATAATGATAACTTGGATAGAATGTTGAAAATTATTAATGGAGATATTACTATATCTCTACGCATTGTTGATTGGTTTACTACAAATTACGCCAAAAAATACTATACTGTATATGACATCGAAACAACTGGAACTCGCTTCAAGGTATATAATGATTATAAATTAAAACTACGATCCTATTCTAAAAGACGATTTGACCCTTTCTGTAGATGGGAACGTATTAGTATTCCTTATAAAAATGATACTTTTTTACAAACAACAATCGGACAATTGAATTTTTTTAAATGGGCTTTCGAAAATAATGTCATAGATTATATTGAGCAAAATTATTCAGATATTGAAAAAGATATGAATAATCGCAATAGCACCTCTAAACGTAAAATGCCATCAGTTTGTAATCAAAAAACACGAAAAAAACGTGAGGAACTTTCTATTTCAGCATCCAAAACAATTAAAAAAGAAGATGTCGAAATAGTGATTAAATTTAACTAACAACTTTATAAATATGTTAAGATTTAAAAATAATAATTCAACATAAACTAATGGGTAATAATATTAGTTTGACTCGGAATATTAATTTTGAAGATATGCAATTCGCCATTAATGAAAAAGAGAGTCATATTTATAATAATCACCAAAAAACATTAATTATTAATACATTAGATAATTATCAACAGCATTGTTTAATTTCTGGAACCTTAAATATTGATATGGAAATTGAAATACTTAATTTACAATTAAAAAAAAATAACGATATCTGTATTATTATTTACGGCATGAATGCAACAGATAAAAAATGTATCGCAAAATATGAACAATTGATGAAATTAGGATTTTGGAATGTCTATATTTATACAGGAGGGCTATTTGAATGGCTTTTATTACAGGATGTATATGGTTCGGAATTGTTTCCGACAACATCAATAAACGTGGATTTACTGAAATACAAGGGGCGCCGACAATTGAATGTGAAAATGTTAGAAAATTAATCAATCATCTCTCTTCTTTACCCATATCTGAAACATTAATGCCGTATCTAAATCAATACTTGACACACACTTGTATCTTAATGGGAATATAGAGGGTATTGTTTTATTCGGCAAAATAAATGAAACACTTTCTGCGAAATTACATGCAGCAGCAACATATTCTTCGACCTTATCATAAGGAGGACAACCAATAATATGAACGTTATCATACCAAAGCCCAGATAAAAACGTTTTATCAAACTTATCAAAATTTAAATTTAAAAAATCTAATTGTTTTACTTCTGGGTCTAATGGTTCATTATCATAGAAAAATGCAGTTTTAACTAATGAATGAACGTATTCAGTAAATTCACCATTTTTTGCAGTAAAATCAATAATAATATCCATATAATATGAAATCTGTAAATGTTTTTTTACAGATTTGATACATTGTTCAATATAATCTTCATTTATTTTAATTAACATTTGTTATATTATATGTATATTATATTTTTAAATATATTTATATTATACAATAAAAACATCATTGTATAATTTATAAATTAATAGCAAATGCGTGCGAAGAAATTAAACTTCAAAAGGAGAATAATTAATATTTACGAAAAGAATACTTTTTCTTCCGTAATTGTTTTTTATGTTTTCTAGATTTTTTTTTAATGACGCTGTTTATTTTATTATTATTAATTCGGGTAATTCGTCTTTTTTTTGTAATATTTTTTCGATTAAGTAATTTTATTGTAGTGCGCAGTTTTTTTCCTCCAACCCTAGATCGGGTTTTCAAGGTATGTAAAGGTTTTTTTCCTTCAACCCTATTTTGGGGTACTTCTTGGTCACTCGAATTTGAATCCATCTCTCTTTTTCTCTTGCCAGTAGCAAATCCTGGTTGGTCATCTATATTTTTATATATAGATGATTCAATCTTTTCTCTTCGCTCTTTTTCTTCTTTTTCAAAATTGGATTGTTTTATGTATTCATTAAATTTATCAAAATTCAAACTATAATAAAAGGTAAAGATATCTTTACTAATGTCATGATTTTCAGGTATTTTTTCTTTATCAAACTCACCTTTATCTTCATCATATATTTCATTATTAAATTTTACAGAACCATTACAAAATAGAGTGACAAATTTATCTAATATAAATACATCATCAAGATATAAGAGATTTTTATCCACTATGGCATCATCTTGGATTTGGGTTTCAATCATCTCTATAACATTATTTCGAGGGTAAATCACATTAAACCATATTTTCAACATTTTCAAATTCTTTAAAATGAAATCTTTATTTCTCTCATTTAACCAGATAAACATCTCTTTATGTGAACCAGTATCTTCTATACTATTATAATCATAATATATCTTATTTTCTTCTTTTAAAAAATTAAATTCTAAATTAATTTTTTCTCTATAAAAAGTGAATGTATCATTTAAATCATCTTCAGCCATAGGGTTTGTGAGGACAGGCACAGAATCTTCAGCTTCATCCATAGGGTTTGTGAGGACAGGCACAGCATCTTCAGCTTCATCCATAGGGTTTGAAGACACCAACGTTTGAGGTGGGTTTTCTTTGTGATGACGTTTTGTTTTTATTTGATCCAAGTCATTTGATGTTGGAAATGGAGAATAATTCTCCGGAAACATATAGTCTGTCTCGTCAGGCACATGCGGAACATCTACATCCATACTTCTTGGTGTGCCTCCTACATATGTTTCTATACTATCAATATTATCGAATACATCATAATCAAAAGCATATGTGTTACTAATAAATTTTGTTTCTAAATTTATCGCTTTTTTATCGCCAGTTTCATCGCCGGTTTCAT